AGACAAAGCTTTTATGACTATGAAAAAAAGGATAAGTTTACTTGCACTATAAAAACAGCTCGTACATTTATTGAGAATGTTTATGAAAAGTTATTACAGCAAGGTCTTACAGCAGCGATGTTTGCGTTAAAAAACTTTGGTTGGACTGATAGCCAAGAGATAAAACTTAAGCAAACTAATGATTTCACCAATATAGACAAAGAGGGCAAAACATTTGAAGAACTCGTCAGAGCAGTCAGTTCTAAATTATCCAAAAACGCCTGAAGAAAATATGGTGTTTAGGCTTGAGCTGTTACAATTAGCTGAGAATGATAAGCTATTGCAGGGCCAGTTGAGAGAGATATGCCGTCAAGACATATTGTTCTGGATAAATCTGTTTTGTTATACTAAGGATCCCCGGAGAGTCCCGGACGTACTTCCATTCATTTGTTACGACTTTCAGGAAGATTATATCAAAGCTACTGAGAAGGCCATAGATGACCAGTATGACCAGTTGACTGACAAGTCTAGGGATATGGGTGCGTCATGGTGTAAACTCTATGTGATAGGGCACAAGTGGCAGTTTGAGTATGGCTCTGATTTCAGGATAGGATCAAGGAAGGAAGAATTTGTTGATAAGCCTAAAGTTATGGATACTTTGTTTGAGAAGCTCCGGTTCAATTTATCAAGACAGCCTGAGTGGATGATGCCAAAAGGATTTATGTGGCGTGAGCATTCATCATTTATGAAGCTCCACAATCCAGAGCTTGAGAATACGATTACTGGTGAATCAGCCAATAACAACTTTGGATCAGGTGGACGTTCTAAGGCTATTCTTCTTGATGAGTTCGCTAAATGGGATAAAAATATACAGGTTGCAGCGTGGACCGCAACTGCTGATGTGTCAAACTGTAGACTTCCGGTATCAACTCCATTAGGTTCAGGTAATAAGTTTGCTGATTTGGCTAAAGGAACTAAGGAAAAGATTGCAAGAATCTCATTACATTGGACACTTCATCCTCGCAAAAGTGCGGGGTGCTACTACATGGATGGTGATAAGATAGTCGCTGTATCAAGCCCACAAGAAGCGTTTAAGCTCTATAAACAGGGAATTAAGGTAAGATCACCGTGGTACGATAATGAGGACGAAAGAAGAAGTGCGTCAGACCTCGCACAGGAAGTCGATATAGATTATGCAGCATCCGGATATCCGTTCTTTGATCTTCCGGCATTAAATAAACAGAAGAAATGGGAGTATTATGTCAGGCCTAACTTTGTGGCAAGGATACCGAGAGGCAAATATATAAGAGTCAATCTTGTTGATATAGATAATAAAATACAGTTAAGAGAAAGGTCTGATGGTTGGTTAAGAATCTTTGAAGAGCCTAATCGCAAACATCAGTATGCAGTTGGTGGAGATACTTCGGAAGGTCTTCCAAAAGGTGATGAGGCTTATGGAGTTGTCAGGAGTAAGTTTGACAGGAATATAGTTGCAGTAGCTAATGGGCTGTACGAGCCAGATGATTGGGCTTATAAGCTTTATCTGATAGGTAAGTATTATCTTGATGCTCATGTAGCTCCTGAGAACAACAATCATGGCTATTCAGTATGTTCAGATCTTAAAGAATTAAGCTGTAATCTCTATTGGACCGAGAGAGAATCTCCTGATGGTGAATCTAAGATAGTCAAGGCAGGATTTACAACAGATATGAGATCAAGGCCTGAGATGCTCGATCAGATGGAAGAAGAGATAAGGAAAGAGGCTATTGAGCTTAGAGATCCTGTATTGATAGAGCAGTGTAAGACCTTTGTAAGAAATGAAAGAACAGGTAAGCCTGAAGCAGATGGCAACCTTTTAGATGATGGTGTTATGGCTTGTGCGATTGCTGGTGCAGTAATCAAGAAGAAGCCATATAATCCTGTTAATATGAGAGATAAGTTTAAAGAGAAAGCTATGGCCAAACAGATGGTGTCAGCTATAAACATGGGTATTGGCTTTACAGGGAAAAGGAAGAGATAATGCAAAAAGTTAAATCAGACATAATATTGACTCGTAAAGAATACACTCCAAAAGAGGAAGAGGCAATTGAACAGGGCACACCTCAATGGCAGGACGAGTACGAGCTTGATGAAGAGCAGAAGCAAAGAGCTTTGAAAGAAATGAAGTTAGAGCGTGATGAGATTCAGAAAGAACGTGACGATATTGATCTTGAGGAACGCTGTGACTCTGCGGACCGACAGTATTTCGGTGAGATTGACAGGGTGCTTGGGCTTCAGTTCAGTGTCCATAAGCATACCACAAAGGTCAAGGTTGACATTGTTACAAGGCATATCAATCAGGCAATCTTTGATACTGATCCTATTGTGAGCGTAACACCAAGACCTGAATATTCCCGGAATGATGGGTTTCAGACATGCGATAACATTCAAGATTTGCTTGATTATGAGATTGATGAGGTCATCCCACTTGAAGAAACTTATCAATTAGTCACTCATGCAGCCGTAAATAAGCCTGTTGGATGGTTAAAGATTCCTTACGTTGTACGACAGGAGCGCATAACAAGAGAAGAGACTTACGGTGGCAAGCTGATGCCATTAGTAATAGAGGGTGAACAACCAGAAGAGAATACAGAATTGACTCGGTTTCTTGGAAGATATGAAAATGCAAGGCAAGATTATTCTGATTTGGTTAAGGATTTAGAATCAGAAGACCCTAACAATAAAGAGCATTACAAGCAAATAGATATAGTGGCTGATGAGAACAAGATTACATACAATGCAGCATATCCTACGGCCGTTGATACTAAAAACCTTTATGTAAGATCTCAGACAAAAGGTTACGAAGGTATGTGCCGGACCAAGTTAATTGAAGAGGATCTTGAGTATACATTTTGGGAATTAAAGAGGATGGAAGAAGATGGCCAGCTTTATGATGTTGATGCACTTAAATACCAGAAAGGTGACAAAGAGCGTTTAGAACCTATCCAAGGATACGAGAACAAAAAATATCAAATTACTCTAAGTGTATTCTACTTCAAAGAGAATGAATCAGATAAAGATGGAGATGAAATCAAACTGATAATCTGGCGTGAAAGAGATATGGAGCTAATTATAGGCAGTATCAGATACCCTTACTATGGCGTGAAGTGTTTTTATGTACCTCATTGGATTCAGAAGACTAATGACGGAATCTATCAGACAAGTCTTACAGAGTTCTTGACTCCAAGTAATGTTGCTGAAGATGCCATATTAAATCTTATGCTTCAGTCAGTTTATGTTAGAAATATGTTTAGTCCTATAACTAAACCGGGCTCAAGTACATGGAGACAAATTATAGAGAAGCGATGGACTTGGGGCATGAATCTTGATGCTGACCAAGCAATTGATTCAGTTCAGAACCACATGCCAGCAGTCGATACTTCAAGCCTTCTTGCAGTGATGCAGTATCTTGTAGGTGGAGACGATGACCTTTCAGGTATTGCTTCAGGTATGTCCGGAAAGGCTGACCCTGTTGATCCTACAGCTCCGGCAAGTAAGACTTTAGCTCTTCTTGAACGGTCTGGAATAAATATAAAGGCTTATATCAAATGTTTTGTGAAGTCATTCAATATCACAGCTAATATAATTCTTCAGTTGAATTATCAGATGTCAAGCCCTGAAGGCAGGAAGTTTAGAAAGAAATCAGAGGCAATCACAGGTAATGAAGCTTTTGAAGGTATTTCTCGTGATGACATGGCAGCAAGAGTTAATATTCAGAGTCAAGCTCTTAGTTTCAATTTCCAGAAGAACAACGAGAAGCGTGAAGACTTGGCCTTGCTTACATTACTGGTTGAGTCTCCGATATTTACTCAGCGTCCTGAAAGTGTATACTTTCTATACAAACATATCATAGCAGGTTGGAGTGCTAAGTGGAATAACATCAAGGAAAAGATATGGCCTACACCTGATCAGTTTAAATCAGAGCAGTTGCAGGTTGCAGTTCAGGCTATCGGTTTATATCTCAAGGGCATAGCAGAGGCAAGGGCTAAAGGTCAGGATATGCAGATTGATCCTAAAGAGCTTCTTGGCGTTATGAATCAGTTTATGAAAGAGGCTGTGACTCCGCCAAGCGAGCAAGAAGTCAAGGCAAGAGAAAAAGATGCTAAAGACGTTGATAAGCTGAAGAAGGAAAGAGGTGCTGTATGAGATTTGAGGTTAAAAGAACTTCTTCTTTTGTTTATGGTAAAGAACAACCATGTGACGAAGCTGTTAAAGAACGTTACAATCATGATAAAAGGGTAAAATTCTGGTATGTTAATATAAAGAATATGAATGATTTACTTAAATTTGTGAATAAGTATGAGCTAATTATTATTAATGCTCAAGATGATGGAAGCTATGAAATTGAAATATATGACGACCATAGGGAATAAGGAGAAGAAATGAAACAAGCCGGCATAAAATCAAAGCAAGAGCGTGAAGGCGAAGAAATCAATCAGAAGGACAATGAGCGAGCTCTGTATAGGAAGATAGCACGGATAGGTCGAAGAGCTCTTAAATCAGGTGATTTGGCTATCTATCGTAAAGAATACCAGATGACCGAACGGGCTATAATAGATTCCATGATTGATTGTACGATTATTGATACTCAGGAGCGTCTGAGTTTTTATGATAGAAACTTTGGTATTCTATATGGATTCAAGAAACTGTTGCATGATGTTGATCAGGATGCAGCAAAGAAACCTTCAAAGGAGTAATATTATGAAAAGAATATGGAAGATAATTGGTTTGTACTCACTGGTTTTGGCTGAACATAACAATGATCAGGAAACTAATGAGTGAAGAACTGAAAGAACATACTAAAGATATGTATAAAACATTTTTTGAGATATTCAAAAACACAGAACCTTTATGGAAAAAACATAAAATATGTACTGATGTAGATGATGTCAGTATGTTTCATTTCGAGGATTAGATATGGCATTAGTAAAAGATGAAATAGGAATAAGTGGATTTGTGAGAGATATGAATTCATTTGTTGAAATTATGGAGAAGTGTCGTCAAAAAGAAATAAAGTGTTTAAATAAGGGTGATAAGAACTATTATAAGAAGTTAGATAAAATCAATAAGAAATATGGAATAGAGGATTAAATGTCTAAAAAGAAGAAAACATTTTATGGTGTTGAGCGTGGAGATGTCAAGGATCATCCGACTAAAGAAGGTCAGGTCGTTGCTGGTTCTCTTGAGGCTGCGAGTAATTATGTTGAAGAGGAAGCAAAGAAGCCGATAATCTTAGATGAAAAAGACCTCGGTGCGATTAACTATGATGACGATAATGAGAACAAGTTCAAGATACTCACGATGTACAAGTTACTTAAAGATAAAGGTTTCAAGCTCAGTGATTTAGAGGAGTTTATCTTGTTTTCTCATTCCAACGGTAAGGGTCTTGCGTGGGTGCAATCTACTCTTGCTGATAGAGGTATTTTTAAGCTCATAGAAACGCTTGAGCAGACAGAACGGACGATGATGCAGAAGATGATGTGGGAATTAAGCAAATCAAAGAACCAACATGGTACGGTGAAACTTGAGCGTTAATCCTAAAACAAGAGGGAATTATAGGGTAACAGCTTGTATAAGGTTTGACTGTAAGATGAGAGGCGATAGTTGCAATAGGTGTATTGGGCATAATAGATACGTTAAGAAACTAACTCAACTTTTAGGCGTGGAGGCATTGGGTGGAAGAGAAAAAGACAAAAATGAAAAAGTTTAGATGTCGTAATCCTAAATGCAACAAGAAGATATTGTTTGAGTATGACGTTAATATAGAAAAGGGCAGTATTGTGATAGTAATAAAATGTAGGAAATGTGGTTCATTTAATAACGTAATATTTACAGTTAATCCGATAAAGAAAGCAATTTTGGTGGCAAGTTGAAGAACGTAAAGAAACAAGATGCTGAAGGCTCAGTAACTAATATGCACTGTTGGGTATGTGAGAGCCTTATATTAAGGTTCGGAGCATTTAAGAAAGAGTTTCCAGACTTTAAGGAATTGAGGTTTATTGGTGAATGGAAGCAAGGTAAAGTTGAATTAAAGCCTCTGCTTAATCCTGATGGAATACAGATAGGCTGGATAGTAGAACGTTGCAGATGCGATAATTGTGGTAAATTCACAAAGTTTATTATACTGTTTGATGCTAAAGATAAGATGTTGGTGAAGCGGTAATTGTTCTTTAAAAAACTAGAAGTCCAAGAGACTTAAAAAATGTAACAAATTAGAGTTCCCAGAGAACCCGATAGGAGAAATCCTGTTTGGTTCTCTTTTTTTTTGTGTGATACCAGTGAACTCGGCTCGCTTGTGCGACACCCGATAAACACTGCTTGCAGATAGATAAACGAACAATGGCGACACCCGAAAGGCTTGCCGAACAAAGGAGTAAATTATGGTTGTTGAACATGATGGTACTGTTGTAAAGAATGAAAAGATGGCTATTGTAGCAGACCCTGTATCTGAGGCTGCTGGCGATGCAGCTTGGTTAGAACATTTGGAATCCCAAGCTAAATCTAAGGCAGAGGCAGAGGGCAAGGAATACGTTCCGCCTGAAAAGGAAGAAGATCAGGATGAAGAACCTGAAGACAAAAGCACCTCTGATGAAAGTCAGGATACTGCTGGAGATTCAGAAGAAGATGCTGAGAAAGTTCCTGAGAAGGATGGAGACATAGATACTTCTGATGATGAGCCTGAAGACTTTGATAAGTTCATGGTTGATTTGTATAAGGAAGATTTGAACGTCTCTGAGGATGAAGCTAAAGAGCTTGTTGATAGGGAAAAGGCTTATGCTGAGAAGTATAAAGTTCCTTACAATAAA